GGCCCACGGGCCGGGGCTGGCCATCTGCCGTAAGCACGCCGCCCAGAAAAGCGATGTGCGCCGTAAGCATGTTCAGAAGGGTTCCGCGCAGCCCCACATCCTGCACAGGGCTGCAATCGGTATTGTTCAGATAGAGTCCGGCCTCAGAGAACATTGAAGCGAACAGCGCGGGATTGGCGGTATAGGCGGCGGTGAACTCAGGGTAACGCCCCAGGAACACGCTCGGATTGAATACCGCTACGCCCATCAGCTTACCGCCTGCTCCAGCTTCACGCCATCGATCACGGCGCTCTTGCTCATCGGCTCGAAGCCCGTCTTGGCGGTGTCCTTGGCCTTCGCGCCCGCTTCCTGGTCCGAACGCGCTTCAAACACGGCCCGCGTCTTCAATGGCGGAAAGCCGACATACGCCGCCTTCCATTCCGCCCAAAATTCCGCATCGACGGGGGTTAGGGTATACGGGCGGGGAGGAACAAACAGACCGCTTTCCAGCTTCGTTTCGTAAGTCCCCGCCAGCTTCACCGTGAGGTTGCGGTTCTTCGGATGGTGCAGCACAAGGCCGTTCGGTAGACGGCAGCCAATGAGGATCGTTTCCTTTGCCATTGTTCCCTTTCAAGGAGCGGCGGTAAGCCGCGCTGAGGCCGCATCTCTGCGACTCCTGTTGGACTGCTAGACGCCAAGCAACTGCGCAATCAAGAACGGCCTGAAAATGATCGTTCCCCAGGTTCCCTGGCTCGTCTTCTGCCGGAAGCTGGACTCCTTCACGATGATCGGATGCGCCCGAAGTTTCTCGGTAAAGGCGGTGGTCGCAGTGCGCTGGCCGGCCATTTCGTCAGCGATCAACTGCACCAGGTTCCCCGATGTGGTTGCATACTCAGGCGCAGTCTCGATCTTCATTTTCGGGAAGTTCTTCTTGAGCATGTCCTGAACGTTGACGTTGTAGGTGTTGGTCAGCGTGAGGTATACCTGCGACTCCGGCGACATTGCCAGCGTCAGCGGAGAAGCCATGTCGAGTTCCACCAGGCCGTTCGCCTGCGACACGAGCTGGCCGTAGAGCGCCTTAATATCGTTGTAGACGTAAATCGCTCCGTTCGGGTCGGTGGCCTTCTGCGCCCATGTCACCAGGCCGCTCACTTCTGAGATTGGAGCAATGGGCGCCGACAGCGACGGATCGTTGAGCAGGCCGTAATTCGCCAATCCGCTGATCCCGAAGAAGTAGGACTTGTTTTGGAACTTGTTCAGCGTGAGCACAGACGCAATGCGCTGGCGGTTTGCCCAGTCGATGCGTGCGAGGCCCATCTTATCGAGTTCGCGCTCGCCCCACTGCGTAATGACTTGGTAGGTGTAGGACTGGCGCTGGACCCAGTTCACGTTCGCTCCGGCGATGCCCGTCTCCGAGTAGTCGCCATACGAAGAAACCATGCCGGTGGACTCGACAATGGGGAACATCGAAGTTTCCAGTGTCCAGTCGCCCTTCTTGGTTTCCTCGCCGACAATCTCCGTCGCCTTCATCGGGGCCACGAGGACTTCGATCACCTTGGGGTCAATGTAGGTAGACAGGAACGCGGGAATGCCGCTGTTCGAGAGTGTGACCAGTTCGGGCTGGGCGTCCATAGCCAACAGGCCGCCGCGCTCTTTCTCGGTGCGCTGCAATTGGGCATCGACGCCCATAAAGTGAACGCCCCACTTCCGCGATACTGCTTCAAGATGACGGTCCATTGTCAGTTACCCCACGTTGAGATTTGTACCAGTTCGCCCACGTTCGCTGCGGACATAGATTGCCATTCAGTGAGTTCGATTCCGCCAGTGGTTGTCAGATTGTCGCCAGCGGAGTAAGCGGTTGCAGAAAGACTCAACGTATACACGCCGGTCAAACCGGGAGTGCCGCTGATTTGCGATTCGATCACGGAACCAGATGCAACATAGGTCGGATTCGTCGCGTCCGCAACCGGCTGTCCGGGAGCGAATGTGCCAGACCCGACAGCCGTCACAGTCACGGTAAGGCCGAAAGTGAGCACCCCGGACGCCGAGGCCGTGTATGCCGTGCCCCGATTGCTGATCGTATACACGCCCGTCGATCCGCCGCTGCCGGAAACTTGCGAAACCACTTTGGTAGCAGCCGCCGGGAATCCAGCACCGCCCGTGATTGTGTCACCCACGGAGATGTATGTGGAGACGACTGTCACCTTGACGACGCTGCCGAAGGTGGTGACACCGGTCGCAGAGGCGGTGTAAGCCGTGCCTGCCGCGCTCAGCGTGTAGGTCCCAGCGCCGCCTGGAGTGCCGCCCGCCAACTGCGAGGCAATGGTTGCGCCAACCGGGAAGCCCGCCCCGCCGCTGATCGTATCGCCAATCGAAATCAGGCCCGTGGTTACAGTGACCTTGACCGTCGATCCGAAGCAGGTAACAGTGGCCGAACTGCAAGTATTCTCGGCGCTCAGTTCATAGGTTCCCGCTCCACCCAGAGTTCCGCTGACCAGTGACAGAATGGTTGTGCCAGCGGTAATACCCGATCCGCTCACCGTGTCGCCGATGCTGATAAGGCCGGTTACGGCGGTCACAACAAGCTGCGTGCTTAGCGTACCTGCCGAGGCGGTGAACGTGGCACCGAGGGAGGCCGTGTTGGTTGATCCGAGGCTTGCAGTGTTGGTCGATCCCAGCGTCGCTGTCACAGAACCCGCTGTGCCCGCCGAGGTGCCAACGGAGCCATCCACAAACGAGGCATAAATCGATGCGCCGCGCGTGAGCGCCGACGGACCGGCGTTCTTCGCCAGGAAGTCGCCGCGCACCATCAAGGTAACAGGGAAGCCCGGAGGAATGACGCTGCCCGCTGCCTGGAGGTACTCGGTCAGCAACCCCTGCTGGTCCCGATGCACAAAGCCGTCTGGCTGCGCGGAACTCTGCCCCGCATTGGTTACGGTCCGTCCGTCAGCCTCGATCCATGCGAACTTGCCAATCGTTACGCCGGCGGAGCCGGCAACCAACGCGCCGCCTTCGGGCGTGAGAGCAGTCGCCCTCGGATTGGCGCTGGCGAAGTCGCCCTCTACCCCCAAAGGGTTGTAAAGGTTGACCCGCGTCTGAAAACTGCCGATGAGATTGCTTCCCATGATCTTCTCCTCACATCACCTGAATTGGGCGGTTCGCGCCGGTAAACTTCTCCTCGACGTTGATGGACGCATCAAACGCCGCACGAGGCGCGGGCTTCGATGCCTGTTGCGCCAGATTGAAGAGCGCACGAAGCGCCGGGACGCCCTTCACGTCTTTGTGGTCAACCTTCATCTGGTCAAGCGCAAATCCGTAAATGCCTTCCGCGGAATCCTGGGCCAGTACGTCGCCCACTACCGAGCGGACCGCGCGGCGCGCTTCATCGGCCTCGCGGAGTTCGGCCTTGAACTCATCCATCGCATGTTTCATCTTGTCCTCTGCCTTCTTCTTCTCTTCCTCGGCATCCTTGGCCTTTGCGTCCTTTGCGCCAAAAGCGCAGTCGCCCCGTTTCTCGGCGGCAACCTTGCCGGCCACCTTGGTCGCGTACTCCTTCGAGTAGCCCTTACCTTCGAGCTTGCTCACGAGGCCGTCAAAATCGTCGCTGGCGATCTTCCGCGCGTCCTCGGCCTTCTTCTCGTGCTCCTTGCGCTTGGCGCGATCCTCGTCATCCTCTTCCGCGTCCTTGGCTTTATGCTCAGGCTCCTTCTCTTCCTCGGCGGCCCAGTCCTCGAAAGACATATCCTTGGCGCGCTTGCGGTCCTTGGCCTTATCTTTCCCATCCTTCTCTTCGCGGGCCTTCTTTTCGGCCTCGGTCTCTTCCTCCGATTCCGCATCCTTCGCCGCCTGCATTGCGGCCAGTGTCTCAGGCTTGCGCAGTTCGGCGTCCATTGCGAGCAGTTTCGGTTCGAGCGCCCGCAGATCGCACTGCTTGCGCGTGAGACCGATCACGAGAGGCTTGAGAGCCGCGTCCGCCGCCAGCTTGGGAGAGGCAGCACAGAGGATTGCGTAAAGAGCTTTGCCGAATTTCGTTTCCATCTTTGTCTCCAGTCTGCTGTCCGCCGCCATCACATCCGATCCGGCGCGGCCTGATTTAACCAACGCAACATGATTGCCCTGAATGTCCCGCATCACCCCGTCGTACCGCTGGCCCTCGTACATTCCCGGCGTCATGTCGGCCCGGTAGCGGTAGGAGGCTGAAAGTTCCCGAACGGTATCCGTTTCCACGCCGGCTATCGCTTCCGCATCCCAGATGCACAGGTCGGCTACCAAGTACGGAGCTAAGAACTCCACCTCTGAGCCGATGGTGCCCGCGATTGAATCCTGTTTGGGGTCGTCCGCGCTGACTGCCGTGTGTTGAAACATCAACTGGTTGCGCGCAAAGGAGTGCGCCGCCTTTGCCAGTTCGCCCGGATCGCGCAGCATTTGATACACACGCTCCGGCTCCAATCCCAGTTGCGCGGCGTCCGGTATCTCTCTGCCGTAATAGGGGTTTACTGTCGCCTTGGAGATCGGCGTCCGCAGAATGTGCAGCCGTCCGTCCGCATCGTATCGCCGGTTCTTTAGAGCCGAGTCGCACGCGATCTCCATAAAGCTTCTCCGTTAGAGGCTTGCACTATCAAAAGCCGTTTGCAATAAGAAGATTGCAAAAGAAAGGCAAATTGCCTATCATGTAAATGTGAATACGTTTCGTTCCAAGGTGTGCGCCCAAGGGCATTCTTTCAAGAACAAAGGCAAGCGCCAACGCTGCCCTATTTGCCAGAGCGCATACTTGCGGAAGTGGCGGGCGGGGCAACGGGCGTCCAGGGCAGCACAGACCGCCCCGCGCAACGGCAACCGATCAACTCCCCCGGAAGAATCCACTTCTTGACCGCCGAATCCCACATGCCTTTACTGATTAGATACCTCTTGCCATTCATGGCGACGTGCGTCGGGCGCGGCGTCTTGCCAGCATGACTATGAAGCCAGACGCCCTCGACAATGCCGAGTTCCGCCTGTCGTGCTGCCTGCACAACTGCGTTCGCCTTGTTGCTCTGGTCGCGCGCAATCAGCACGGCGCGATTCGCCGCCACCTTGTAGCGCCCGCGAATCTCCGCCGCCATCGACTTCAAATCGCGCCCAGCGGCATAGTTCCGCATCACGATCCCCTCAACCTCTTGCAAATACTGAGAGGGTATCGACTTGATTAACCCCACGTTTTCAGCCAACTTCGCTTGGAACGCATCCCGCATGGCGGCGGTCAACTTGAACTCGATGGACCAGCCCGCGTCTCGTAATGCCTGCCGCATCGCGGAATCCGTACCCTTGAATTGATTCTTGAGGAACGATTCGGCCACCTTCGGAGCCATATCATCGAAACGGCTCTGCCAGCGTTTCGAGAGCTTCTCAAACTCGAACTGCATCTGCTTTGCCGGGGACGCATCCGAGGCCAGGATCGGCGGCTCGGCCTTGCGCTGGGCCTCCAGCCAATACTCAACGCTCGCAGCCATCTCGCGGATAAGCGCAACCATGCGCCGCTGGTAACGCTGGCGCGTGGCCGCGTTGGGCCAGATCGCGCGGATGGCCTTAGCTTTTTGCAACATCTTCCAGCCACCTTTGAAGTATGCAAAATCTAATCAGCGATCTGTCGTAGTGAAATCCGATGTTCGGATGATGCCATTGACGGATTAACTTGATGAGTTTCCCTTTTCTCCTCCGCTTTTCAGGAGATATGTTTTTCTGTATTCGATTTGCAAGGGCGTTGATTTGCTCTCGCTCTTTCTGCGCAGCTTTGATGCGATCATCGGCTGCAATAACGCCATCGAGGACTTCCCGCCATTCCGTCATCCGGTCTGCTCCTTTTCCGGTTTGCATGGCTCGACCTTGGGCTGCGGACACAACATGGGATTGCTGGCCTTAACAAGCAGGTGGATGTCCACCAATTCAAGCAGTGTTAACTTTCTTGGTTCCCGGTACAAAATAGGTGGTTGACTCATGCTCCCTCCAGCGGATCGAAGCCGAGTAGGGCAACCACATCGCGCGGCGTTTCTGCGAGTTCCTCGTCATCATCAGGGCCAATATCCTGATCCTCATCTCGCCAATCATCGTTTGATTCTTTCACTTCGCCAAAAAACACATCAGGCAGCATAAGCGTTCCTCCATTCTCCGAAGACTACGGGGTTGATGTAGCTTTGTAGCGCTATCGTTGGAGTGTTGCCGAGTTTGCGCGAAACCCTTACAGCAACTTCGCGCACTAAACGCTTGTAATCTTTCTCTGTTTTTGGAGCCGCCAAAGATTCCACTTCTTTTGCAGCAATCTCATTCGCAAGATACGTGCGGAAGTCTTTTGTTTTATAGCTGCCATGGTCGAGGTGATGCACGAAATCAAGGAGCGTATTATCGCGCACTTTGCCAAACAAACGGCCTGTTTCACCTGCCTCTTTAGCTCGATTTGCCAAGTTGGCAGCCAGACGTTTATCGGTGACAGGTAAATCAAGATGTACGCCATCTTTGCCAACAAAGACAAGGCGCGTCTTGCCATCCTCAACCACGACATGACGCCCTTCTAATGTCGTTGCTCCGTATCCTTTTTCCTTTGCTTTTGTATCAGAATCGCTCCCTGGTCTCACACCCATCTCCAAGATAAGTCGCGCACAATCGGCGTGGTCACGCTCATTTGCATTGCTTGACCGCTCTTTTTCCTGCAACTGGCTTTCGATCAATGATCGATCCTTTTCGAGAGCCTGAATACGAGCAAATTTCTTCGCTGATTGCGAGTCTTGGAATTTCTGCGAATACACGTATTGCGGTCTTCCCTTTGCATCTTTGCCAATAGCCAGCAAGTCAGATTGCGAATCGTTTGAAACCTTGACATCTGTCCAAGCAGGCGGCAACTTTAGAGACTTGATATGTTCCGGCCACTGCTGTTTGCTGCCATAGCTCACGAGATGGTCAGATTTTCCTTTTGACTCTTTTGCAGAGTGCTCCCCCGGCTTGTCTCCAAACCTTCCATCGGGTGCGCGCGGATGCTCGCCCTCTACGAAATCAGCATCGTACCCCAACGCCGAATCAGTAGCTCTTCCAAGATTCGCGCTCTCCTCTGCTTCGTCTGGAGGCGCAATCTCCCGCTCAATGTCGATCCCTTGGTATCCGCTCTCAGGATCGCGGGCCAGACGCTCGCGCTCTTCCTGTGCATCGATCACGCCCCGGTCGATCAGGTTCCCGGCCCGGATGCTATCGTTGACCCGGATTGCCGATTCCTGCTCTTCGGTCATTTCGTACAGCGGATTGAACTCAAACGTGATGTCTGGATCGATCTCCCCGTACATCGAAATCTGAACAATCTTGAGCATGGTTTCAATCGGCGTCCTGTAGAACGCTTCCTGCTGCGCATGAACCCAGTCGTACCAGATGCGAATCTCGCCCTCGGCGACGTTGCCGAACCCGGAGGGCGATATGCCGGTCAGAACGGTTGCAGGCATACGGCTGACCGCACACATCTGCTCCTGAGCTTGGGCTTGTAGCTCGTGCAGACCGCCTAGCGGAACTGCGATCTGCTCCAGTTCCTCGCGGTCCTTATCGAGCGCCATCACGCCCTTGTTGCTCCGGCAGGCCGTAAAGAGCTTGATGCGCGCGAACAGGTTTGTACCATCGTCGCCGCCGGTAAGCACTTGGTCCATTGCCGTCTTGAGGATCACGATGGAAAAATTGTTGATGAGGTCTGAAACGCTTTGCCTGGTCCGCAGCCAATTGTTGACATAGGGTTCCGCAAGCTGAGATAGGCTGAGGCCGGAGAAGTTGAATGCGGGCTTGAAGATGTCCGGCACCTCGCGCGTAATCACAATAAGCAGCCGCGTCGCGTCCCAGTGCTCGCCCATCACCCACCAGCTTGACGGCTTGTAGAAATTCGGGCTGGCGGGCGTGAGCGAGTTGTACATCAGAGGCGTTGTCCAGATCGGATCAACGTTCTTGAATCCTTCAAGGCTGTCTTTCTTGATAGTGCGCGGGTCAAGAATAAGCGGCGTCTTCAAATCCGCGCCTTTGATGTTGACGAGGATTTGCCCTGTTCCGTAAAAAGCATCGTGCTCTGCGGCCTTGCGAATGATCTGCTGCACACCGAGCCGCGTGAACGCCTGCTCTATTTCGGTGATCTTCTTCTTGGTTCCCTCATCATCTGTGTCGGTGCTGTTGAAAGTGATCCATTTGCGCGTCAGTTCCGTCGCCAGAGCGCCGGCCATGTTACGATATTCCGAGCGCAACGCCAAGAGCATCAAGTACGGATAGCCGGGAAAGCCTTCGATATTACTGTAGGCATAAAGCTGCGATCCGAACTCCTGCGGGCCTGCATCTAAAGCCATCCGCGCGCACTCGTAGCTTGCAGAATCCATTGCCACTTGCGCCCGTTGGCCTTCGGGAACCACGCCTTTGGGGATGCGGGGAGCTTGAATGGAGAAGTGAGGCCGGGGAGCGTCTTCCATTGCCCGGATAATCGCGGCGCGAATGCCTGACGACGTGCTGCTTGCTTTCTTCATGGGATGTTGACTCCAAAACGATTATGCACCAGTTCGCGCATCTCTTCACGGAGAAAGTACCCCTCGGCGAAGAAATCGCCCATCCGTGTCCATCCGGCCCGATAATCGAACGGCTGCGCTCCATGCCAGTTCGGAAAACTGCTCCGAATGCCGTCTACCAAGGCCAGTCTACTCTTTGAGTACATCACCGGCTCTGGCTCCGTCAGCAATTCCTCTTCGCTGCGTCGTGGTCTCATAATCTCCCCAGTGCTTTGTCGATTGCCGCTTGCGATATTTTCAGTTGCCCAAACAGCGGATATAGCCGCCGGAGCGCCTGCGTCATTGCATCTACCTGGTCATCATGCGCCGCCGCCGGGAACATCGTAATCTCGGTGATGTATCCCCGAACCCAGGGCACAAGTTGCTCATAGGGAATCAGCACGTTTCCTGCTTCCCACACCCACGTCACCGCATGGGCGCGGGCCAGCTTCGATCCGTCCGGCTCGATTGCGATAAGGCCAGGGACTTGAGCTTTGAGAACATCGATCACTGCCGGCCCGTTGGCCTTATCTTCAATCAGAATTTCAGTTGTTTGGGGCCAGCGGTGGCGCAGTTCAATGACGTTCTTGACCGTCTCGCTAAAGCTCATCCGCGCCCGCATCTGGTCAAGCAGGTAAGCGTTCGCGCCCAGCTTCCCCCATGCTTGCCCCACAACAAAGTCTGTGCCATCGGTGTCCTTGAACGTGCAGTCCCAGGAACAGATCACTTTATCGAACTTTTGCGGGCGATCTTTCGGGGCATAGAAGTGCAAACCCTCATGCTTGAAGACGTTGCCGCCGAGCGGTTGCGGATTCTGCTGGTAAAGAGCGGCCCACCAGTAATCGGACGATAGCGCCTTTTGCTCAAGCAGGAAGTCTAGTGTTCGGAGTTCGGGGCAGAGCGCCCCGGCTGGCAGTAATGGGTCATAGCCGGTTTCCTCAGGCGAATTGATGGCCGGGAAGCGCAGATGCGTCAGCCGCGGATTGCCGCGATATTGCTCCAGGATGCGGCCCACAAGATCGTCTTGCGCCCATGAGGTCGCCATGACGACCTGCCCGGATTGCTCACTGAGGCGCGTCGTGAAGACGCTTTGATACCAGGACCATTGCCCCTCTTTGACCGTCTCACTCAGCGCCGCCGCCGCGTCCTTGGTTGGATCGTCTATGATGCCAATATCGAGCGGGCGTCCCGTTAAGCCCGATCCCACGCCGACCGACAGATAGCTGCCTGTACCGCCTGGGGCCGTGAACTCCCCAATCCGGCTAATTGAGTACCTGTCCTTGGCGGCGGGCGCAGGAAAGAGCCGCTGGTGCTCAGGGGAGGCCAGTCCACGGCGCACATCCTGAGCCATTGTGTTCGCCAACTCGTCTGAATAGCTGGCAGCGCCGATGCGCCATGAGGGGAATCTACCTAGTAAATAGGCAGGCAGCCTGCGCGATACAATCTCCGACTTCCCATGTTGCGGCGGAGCCTGGAGAACAAGGATTGGGCGTTTCCCGGCCTGGACATCCTCGATAAAGCGGTCGAGCGCCGCGCAGACGGTATCGGAGAACCAGGAGCGGATATAGGCAGGAGAGGTGTAGTGGATGTACTCAACAAGCTCTCGACGGGCCTTGCGGCGGTCAAGCAACTCGCGGGCGGCCTCGGAGACGGCAATCATTTCGTTGGCCTGCAAATCGAGCAGCCGCAACGGGGATGGTGGCCGGGAGTCGCCGGCACGGGTGCTTTACCGCTGTTCCACCGCCGGGACCGGCACGAACGGTTGCGGCAATGAGTTGGAAGCGGGCGCGAAGCAAACTTGAGCCATTGGTAGCCGCACACATCGCACTGCCAAACCTTAGCCACGCTCTCGCCCATGTGTACATTGTACACGGGCGGTGCTACTTCCCAGCAATAAGCGCCGCCAACTGCCCATCCGTGAAGTCGGCGGCTGTAAGGTTGGCAATCGGAATTGCCCCGCCGTCAGGCCCGCTTATCCCGTGCTGCTCCCGCTGCTGCAAGAGCTGCTTGCCGAGCCAGATCAGCATTGTAGGATTCCCGGCCATCGCAAGCTCGAACTGCTTCCGGCGAACCGAGGCGCAGCACTTGTCCTTGCCTAAGTCGTACTCCTTCAAGAAGTTGCGCTGGATCGTGTCTTCCGAGCAGTCGAGGATCGCCGCGCACTCCCGCTGCGTAAGCCCCACGGCGGCAAGCGCCGTCAGCTTCTCTACATCTATCTGCTTGCCTGCGCCGTTCTTTCTAAACCGTTTATCCGGCACTCAGCACCGCCTTTTTGCCTGTTGCATTCTCCCAACGCGCCACAATCACGTCACAATATGCAGGCGACAACTCCATCATAAAGCAGCGGCGGCGAGTCTTCAATCATCTGGTTTCCGCGAGGTGTACCCTTGTTGGCGTTGCGGCTATCGGGCGTTAGCTCAGAGAGCTTTTTATGCACAACCGCGCCATTGTCCTGTAAACCTTTTGTTTTCAGGGGGAGCGGCGTTTTCTCTTTCATGGAATCATTCTAGCGCGTTTCTGGTTAGACTGCATAGTTGCCTATGTTTTCCTCCCTTTTCAGTACTTTAGGACCATTTTCCACACTTTTCTTTACTTTTCTTCTTGACAGCGGTTTCTCGGCGGGCGCAAGATGGATGTGTAAGTAAGAAACAAGAGGTGCCAACCTCAAAGGAGCAGGGAAATGACGAACTACACAGAAACCGAACTC